CAGCAGCAAGGCAAGCGCGGAGCCTGGGCCGTGGCGGACCGGGCGGGTGCCGTACCTTCGCGAGCCGATGGATTGCTTGAGCAGTAACAGTCCGTTGCAGCGTGTGGTGATGATGTTCGCGGCGCAGACTGGCAAGACGGAGGCCGGCTCGAACTGGCTGGGCTATGTGATCGACCACGCGCCAGGCCCGATGTTGTGTGTGCAGCCGACGGTGGAGATGGCAAAGCGGCTTAGCAAGCAGCGGCTGGAGAGCATGATCACCGAGACGCCGGTGCTGGCGCAGAAGATTGCGCCGAGTCGCAGCCGGGACAGCGGCAACACGATGTTCGCGAAGGAGTTTCCCGGCGGAATGATGCTGCTGACCGGGGCCAACAGCGCAACGGGCCTGCGCTCGACGCCGTGCCGCTATATCTTCTGCGACGAGATCGACGCCTTCCCGGCTGACGTGGATGGTGAAGGCGACCCGGTGAGCCTGGCGGAGAAGCGGGCGACGACGTTCGCGCGGCGGAAGATCCTGCTCACCAGCACCCCGACCGTGAAGGACTTCAGCCGGATCGAGGCTGAGTTCCAGCGCAGCGACCAGCGGCGGTTCTACGTGCCGTGCCCGAGCTGCTCGGAGATGCAGTGGCTGAAGTGGTCGCAGCTGAAGTGGGAGAATAACGACCCGAGCACGGCGGTCTACGAGTGCGAGCACTGCCGCGAGCGGTTCGCTGAGATCCACAAGCCGGTTCTGCTGCGGCAGGGCGAGTGGCGCGCAACGGCACCGAGCGATGGCAAGACGGCCGGTTACCAGCTGAGCGGGCTCTACTCACCGCTCGGATGGCTGAGCTGGGCCGACATGGTTGACGAGTTCCTGCGGGCCAAGACCGACGCGCCGATGCTCAAGAGCTTCGTCAACACCCGGCTGGCCGAGACGTGGGAGGAAGACTTCGCCAGTAAGGTGAGCGCCGACGCGCTGCTGCAGCGGTGCGAGCCGTATGCGTCGGGCCAGCTGCCGGAGGGCGCGCTGGCGGTGACGATCGGCGTGGACGTGCAGGGCGGCGGCGGGTCAGCGGGCGACCGCCTGGCGATGAGCGTGTGGGCGTGGGGCCGGGGTGAGGAGGGCTGGCTGGTGGATCACCAGGAGATCTTCGGCGACCCGTGTCAGGCGGAGGTGTGGAAGCAGCTTGACCTGATGGTGCTGCATGAGTGGGAGCACGCGGCCGGCGTGAAACTGCGCGCGGACGTGGTGTGCGTGGACTCGGGCGGCCACGCGACGGCGGAGGTGTACCAGTACGCGCGTGATCGGCAGAGCGTGGGTGTGATCGCAATCAAGGGTCAGAGCCAGCGGGGCAAGGCGCCGATCGGCAAGGCGAGCAAGGTGGACATCAACGCGCAGGGCCGAACGCTGAAGCGCGGAGCGCAGCTGTTCCCGGTGGGTAGCGACACGATCAAGACGACGCTGTTCGGGCGGCTGAAACACAACGAGCCGGGGCCGGGCTACCTGCACTTTCATGCGCAGACGGGCAGCGAGTATTTCAAGCAGCTGACGGCGGAGAAGCAGGCGCTGCGGTACGTGAAGGGCTTCCCGGTGCGGGAGTGGGTGAAGAAACCAAGCGCCAGGAACGAAGCGCTGGACTGCCTGGTCTATGCGTATGCGGCGGTACATCGCCTCTATCAGCGGTACGACCGCAGAACGATCTGGGACCAGCTGGAAAAGCGGCTGGAAAAGACTGATACCGAGGCACGCAAGCCGCGCCTAAGATCGGAGAAAGCCGCACCGTCGGCGTTTGTCCGCAACTGGTAGGCCAGTGAACTTCCCAGCACGGATCACCGAAGGCGACACGGTTAAGTGGCAAACGAACGCCAGCGTTGACCAGCTGGGCAATGCGATCACCAGTGCCGACTGGGCGCTGAGTTATTACTTCCGGTTCAACCGCAACCACCACGGCGCCACTGCGGTGGGCACGCCCTATGGCACGGGCTGGGAGTTCAGCCTGACGGCCACGACCACCGAGGCCTTCCACGCTGATGACACGGGCTATTGGCAGGCCGTAGCGACGAAGGCCAGCGAGGCCGTCACGATCGGCTCGGGCCAGTTCGAGATCGACGCCAACCTGGCCTACACCGGAATGCCGGCCGCGATCGACAACCGCAGCCAGGCTCAGAAGGATCTCGACGCGGTGCAGGGTGCGATCCGCGCGATGGTCGCGGGCGGTGCTGTTGCTGAGTACACGATCGGCAGCCGGCGGCTGAAGAAGATGGAGCTGGCCGACCTGCTGGCGCTGGAATCTAGTCTGAAGGCCAGCGTGAAGCGCGAGCAAGCCGCGCAGCTGCAGGCCAACGGCCTCGGCAACCCTCACAACCTCTTCGTGCGATTCTGATGGGCATCCGATCCTCAATCCTCGGCTGGCTGCAGCGCGGCACACCTGAGCCGACCCCTACACCGCGGCGACGGATGTATCAGGGCGCGATGGTGAGCAGGCTCACCAGCGACTGGGTGACGAGCGGCAGCAGTGCCGATGCTGAGATCAAGGGCAGCCTGCCGCGGTTGCGCAACCGCTCACGGCAGCTGGTGCGCGACAACGACTACGCGCGCCAGGCGATCCGCGCGGTGAAGAACAACGTGGTGGGCACCGGCATCAAGATGCAGGCGCAGGTGCGGATGTTGCGCGGCGGTGGCCGGCTGGATCAGACGGTGAACGATGTCATTGAGAACGCGTGGAAGGTGTGGAGCAAGAAGCAGCACTGCCACACCGGCGGTCGGCTGAGCTGGTACAACATGGAGCGCCTGGTGCTCGGCGCGATGGCCGAGTCGGGCGAGGTGTTCATCCGCAAGGTGCGGCAGCCGTTTGGCGGTGGAAAGGTGCCGTTCGCGTTGGAGGTGATTGAGTCGGATCTGCTCGATGACACCTACACGGGCAAGAGCACGATCGACGGCAACGAATGGCGAATGGGCGTCGAGTGCGACCGCTGGGGCCGGCCGGTGCAGTATGCGTTCCTGAAGAAGCACCCCGGTGATGTGTTGTTCCAAGGGCAGCCCGGTGCGCGCCATCAGCTGATCCCGGCAGCTGAGATCATTCACCTGTACCTGATGGATCGACCGGGCCAGACCCGCGGTGTGCCGTGGCTGGCAAGTGCGATCCAGCGACTCCATCACCTGCAGGGCTACGAGGAGGCCGAGGTGATCCGCGCGCGGGCCTCGAGCGCTCTGATGGGCTTCATCGAGAGCCCCGAGGGCGAGCTGCTGGGCGCCGAGGTGGTGGACGGTGAGCGGGTATCGAATTTCGAGCCCGGCGTGTTCAAGTACCTGGCGCCAGGCGAGAAGGTGACGGTGCCGGCGCTCGACGCGCCTGATGGGCAGTTCGAGCCGTTCCTGCGGGCGATGCTGCGGGCCATGGCTGCGGGCCTGGGCTGCAGCTATGAGAGCGTGAGCCGCGACTTCAGCCAGACGAACTACAGCAGCAGCCGGCTTTCGCTGCTTGAGGATCGGGACCACTGGCGCGCGCTGCAGCAGTACCTGATCGAGAACCTGCACCAGCCGGTGTTCGAGGCATGGCTGGAAATGGCCGTGCTCAGCGGCACGTTGGGCCTGCCGTTCTACGAAACCGACCCCGAGCGTTACCGGCAGATCCGGTGGATGCCGCGCGGCTGGGCGTGGGTGGATCCAGCCAAGGAGGTGCAGGCCTACAAGGATGCGGTGCGGTGCGGCTTCAAGACCTTAGGCGAGGTGGTGGCCGAGCAAGGCGGCGACCTTGAGGAGCTGATGGTGGCCAGGGCCGCCGAGCTCGAGATGGCCGCCGAGCTGGATCTGATGTTCGACACCGACCCGCATGAGCTGAACGGCTCAGGCACCGAGCAGCCGGGTGATGTGGCCGAGGATCAGGCCGAGGCCAGTGATGAGGATCCGACCAGCGATAATGTCGAGAATGACACCGAGGACACCGAGGACAGCGATGGACCTATCGCCTTATCTTGAGGGGCCGGTGCTGAAGCGCGCCGAGGTAGCTGACTTCCAGGTCAGCGAAGACGAGCGCTCAATCGAGTTCCCCTTCAGTTCTGAATACCCCGTTGACCGCTACTTCGGCAAGGAGATCCTGCTCCACACACGCGAGGCGGTAGATCTGGTCCGCTTGGAGGATGGCGCGCCGCTGCTGTTCAACCATGACCCCGCCAAGGTGATCGGCGTGGTCGAGCGCGCCTGGATCGACGGCAAGAAAAAGCGCGGCTACGTGGCGGTCAAATTCAGCCGCAACGCCTTTGCTCAGGAGGTGCTCGCCGATGTTCGCGACGGCGTGCTGCGCAACGTCTCCGTCGGCTATCAGATCGCCGAGATGGAACAACGTGGCGAACACTTCGTGGCGACTCGCTGGAGTCCCTACGAAGTGAGCGTGGTTAGTATAGCTGCAGACCCAACGGTCGGCGTCGGGCGTGCTCTCGACGCTCAACCTGCGGCCACCGCCGCATCAACACCCCCCCAACCTGAGCCTGAGGTTCCGATGGAAAACACCCCTGACCTGTCAGCGGTGCGGGCTGAAGCGGCTGCCGAGGCTGCCAAGGCTGAGCGCTCCCGCATTGCCGGCATCACCGCACTAGCCGAGAAGCACGGCATGGCCGACCTTGGCCGCCAGCTGATCGACGGCGGCCGCAGCCTCGACGAGGCTCGCGCTGCTGTTCTCGACAAGCTGGGCATCAAGCCCGTCGAGACCGTGGCTCCCATTGAGATGGCATCTAACGAGCGCGCTGGCTACAGCATCACCGCCGGAATCCGCGCCATGCTGACCGGCGACTGGTCGAGCCGCGCGGCTGGCCTGGTGCGTGACCTCTCCCGCGAAGTGGAGAAGTCCGGTGTGGCCAAGACCACCGAGCGTTCGTTCTTCGTGCCGTTCTCGGCTCTGAGCGGCCAGCGGGCCACCTATGTCACCAGTGGCGCCACCACCGGCGGCAACCTGGTGCAAACCGACCTGCTGGATCAGGACTTCATCGAGTTCCTGCGGAACAACGGTGTGATGCTCCAGCTGGGGGTGCGCACGATGCCCGGCCTGGTCGGCAACGTGGCAATCCCCCGCCGCTCCGGTGTGTCTTCGACCTACTACCTGAGCACCCAGACCACCGCGATCACCCAGTCGGAGTCCACCTTTGACCAGGTGACGATGGCTCCCAAGAACCTGGCTGCGCTGTCCAAGTACAGCCGCCAGACCCTGCTGCAGGGCACTCCCGGTATCGAGGAGCTGGTGCGTCGTGACCTGACCGATGGCATCAACCTCGCCATCGACCTCGGCATCCTGAACGGCTCCGGTGCTTCCGGTCAGCCCACCGGCATCCTGCAGACCTCCGGCATTGGCTCGGTGGCGATGGGCACCAACGGTGCTGCCATCACCATTGACAAGGTGGTGGACCTGGAAGCTGCCGTGATGAACTTCTCTGTTGTCAACCCCGGCAACGTGGCCTACCTGTGCAACTTCAAGGTGCTGGCTGCTCTGAAGAAGCTGCGCGCTGGTGGCTCCACCACCACCGACGGCCCCTTTCTGTTCAACACCGACGGCGCCACCATCGGCCGTGGCCCTACCCCCGCCAACCTGAACGGCTACCCTCTGGCCTCCACGAACCAGGTTCCCAGCAACCTGGTGAAGGGCACCAGCGGCGCCGTTTGTTCGGCACTGCTGATAGGTGACTTCAGCCAGGCCATGGTGGGCTTCTGGGGCAACGGCCTGGAGATCACCGTGGGTGAAGACTCCGATGACTTCAGCAAGGCTCTGACCAGCGTTCGCGGCATCGTCACCTACGACGTGGCCGTGCGCGATCCCAAGAGCTTCGCCGCCATCCTCGACATCCTCGCCTGATAGGAGCGGGGGCGGGCAACCGCCCCCTTTTTTCTCATGAAGGTTCTGATCGAAACCGACTGCGCTGCTCGGGGTGAATACCTCGAGGCCGGCAAGGCCTACGAGCTGGAAAGCAACGTGGCCGCCGAGCTGCTGCGCATTGGCCGCGCTGTGGAGGCTCCTGCCGAGGAGCCCAAGCCGAAGGCCACCCGCAAGGTGAAGGCCGATGGCGCTGAGTGAAGATCTGACAGTCTTCCTCGAGGATTTCGGCGTCAGCTGCACGGCTGGCGCCATTTCTGCGCTCGGGATTCTGGACATGCCGAGCCAGATCATTTCGGGCGACATGGTGCTGAGCACCGACTACAGCCTGACGGCCCGCGCTGCCGATTTCGGCGGCCTGCTCTACGGCGACGGCATCACGGTGGATGGGATCAACTACCAGGTGCGCGAGGTGCGCAAGCTGGACGATGGCGGCATGGTCGAGATCGGCCTGCAGCGCCTGGCGCCGAGCAGCACTGCACCGGGCCAAAACCCGCAGACGTTTGGCCTGTCCGATCTGACAAATGTGGAGCTGACCAGCCCCACAGCTGGCGAGGTGCTCAAGTACGACGGCACGCAATGGGTGGATGGCCAGGACGAAGGCGCCGCCTACGTGTTCACGCAGTCATCGCCGGCCGCAACCTGGACGATCAACCACAACCGCGGCGTCGTGCCGTCGGTGGAGGTGTTCGACAGCGGCAGCCAAGAGATCGAGGCCGATGTGTCGCATCCCAGCGTGAACACCACGGTTATCGTGTTTGCAGTCCCCGTCGCTGGCTTTGCGAGGCTGATCTGAGATGCCTAAGAGGATCTTTACAGACTTCGACTTCCAGTCGGTCTCCAAAGTTATCAACCTGCCAACGCCTTCCGCTACTGGCGATGCGGTGCCCAAGTTCTATGTGGACTCGCTGGCGGAGGGCCTCGCGTGGAAGGACAGCTGCCGCGTTGCAACGCAGGCCAACCTGAACCTGGCCAGCCCTGGCGCCACGATCGACGGCATCACGATGGCGTCGGGCGATCGCATCTTGGTGCGTGCTCAGTCAACAGCATCTGAGAACGGCATCTATGTGTGGAACGGCGCTGCCAGCGCCGCCACGCGATCGCTTGATGCGAGCACCTTCCCCGAGCTGGAGCAGGCCGTCACAACGGTTGAAGAAGGTACCAGCGCTGCCACCACCTACCGCCAGGACCAGCTCAACGGCACGATCGGCTCGAGCACGGTGAGCTGGGTCACGTTCGGCACCTCGGCGCCTTCTGCCAGTGAAACGACGGCCGGCATCGCTAAGATTGCCACGCAGGCCGAAGTCAACACCGGCACTGACGACCAGCGGTTTGTCACCCCGCTGAAGCTGGCCAGCTGGAGTGGCCGGGCTAAAAAGTTTGCGGTCAGCATCGGTGACGGCACAAACACCAGCTACACGGTGACGCACAACCTCAACAGCCTCGACGTGGCCGTGACGGTGTTCCAGAACAGCAACGGCGAGGAAGTGATCACGAACGTGACGCACGCCACGGTGAACACGCTGACGGTGGTGTTCGCGTCTGCTCCGGCCTCTAACGCTTACCGCGTCGTGGTGGTTGGCTGATGACCCGCAACCTGCTCACCGGTGCCAATCTGTTCGGTCCGCTTGAGCTGAACGGCAGTGCTGGCACCTCCGGCCAGGTGCTGCAGTCAGCGGGTGCCGACGCAATTCCGGCCTGGGCATCCGCACCACCCGCTGGAGCAGGTGGCAGCAGCGGACAGGTGCAGTTCAACAACGCAGGCGCTTTAGCTGGCGCAACAGATTTAACAATCCACGATGGCGATCTGGTTTTTGCTGACAACGCTGCGGTTACAGCGCCAGCAGCAGGCAGCAAGATCACCTCGCAGCTGATCGGCGGCCGATCAATGCTCGCCTTTAACAACAGCTCCACATCCGTCGCCGCTGCACTGCAGCCGACCTTTGCCCAGACCCGCATTATGGTCTGGCAGGGCGTCTCCGGAGGAATCGTGCCTGTCTGCATCGGCGGCGGTCAGGTCAGCCTCAGCTTCCCCGGAACGGGCACTGCGACAGCCGCCAACTTCGCCGTCACCAACAGGCACACGCAAACGCAGCGCCTTGAGTATCTCGTCACGCCCGCATCCACAACAGCGGTCGCAGGCTGGCGTTACACCAACCTTGGCTGGAGGGTGGGCGGCGCCAATGCGGGTGAGGGCGGCTTCTTCTATGTTTGCCGCTGGGGCCCTGCTACCGGCGTGGCGACAGGGACCAACCGCGCTTTTGTCGGCATGGCGAACACCGTCGCCGCTCCGACCGACGTTGCGCCGAGCAGCATCCTCAACATCGTTGGCATGGGCTGGGACGCAGCCGACACCGCGATCCAGATCATGCATCGCGGCACCGGTGCAGTCACCAAGGTCAACCTCGGCGCAAGCTTCCCGGTGCCCATCACCGACCGCACCAAAGTTTACGAGCTGGTGATGTTCTCACCCCCCGGCAGCACGCAGTCGGTGAGCTACACCGTGACCGACCTTGGCACCGGCGCCACCACCTCCGGCACCATCAGCGCCAACATGCCAACCACCGACACGCTTCTGGCGCCCAGGGGCTGGATGAGCGTCGGCGGCACCAGCAGCGTGATCGGCATCGCCCTGATGAGCCTCTACCTCGAGACCGATTACTGATGACCACCAAGCGCGAAACCATCCTGGCGGCTGTCAGCACTGCTCTTACCGGCACCACCGGTGTCGGCACGCGGATCTACCGCACGCGCGTGGAGCCGGTCGCCCGCGAGGAGAGCCCGGCGATCGTGGTGGAGCCGATCAGCGACACCGCCAGCCAGAACACCAGCCTGCCAACGCTCGACTGGTCGATGACGGTGCGGGTGAGCGTGATTGTGCGCGGGGCCATCCCGGACCAGCAGGCCGACCCGATCATCGAGAGCCTGCACAGCAAGCTGATGGCCGACCTGACGCTGGGCGGCTACGCGATCGACGTTCAGCCCACGAATGTAACCTTCGTTTTCACCGAGGCTGATGGCGCAGCCGGTGAGATCCAGTGCGACTATCGTGTGCTGTATCGGACCTATGTCACAAATCTTGCGAGCTGATCATGGCTACGATGGTGGACGAATACTGGGGCCAAGGCGGGTCTTACCTGCTCGACCCCAAAACCGGCAAGCGGAAGCTCATCGAGCGGACAAAGCCGGCCCAACCCTCCAAACCTGACGAGGTAGAGAGCAATGCCGCTCCTGAGCCGCAAACGCCTGATCCTGGCAAAGATTGAATCCACTTACGGCACGGACAGCGTTCCTGCCGGCGCCGATGCGGTGCTGGTGCGCTCGTTGGAGGTGACCCCGCTCGAGGCCGATGTGGTCTCCCGCGACCTGATCCGTCCCTATCTCGGCAACAGCGACCAGCTACTGGCCACCCCTCGCGTGCGCTGCAGCTTCGAGATCGAGCTGGCCGGTTCCGGCGCCACTGGCACTGCTCCTCGCTATGACGCGCTACTGAAGTCTTGCGGCATGTCTGGCACGGTGGTGGCCTCTACCTCGGTGACCTATGCGCCGGTGAGCGCCATCTTCAGCAGCTGCACGATCGTCTACAACATCGACGGCGTGCAGCACAAACTGACCGGCGTTCGCGGCACCGTGTCGATGAACTGCCAGCTGGGTCAAATCCCGACGCTGCAGTTCGAGATGACGGGCATTTACAACGCCCCGACCGATACTGCGCAGCCAGCAGTGACCTACGCCGCGCAGGCCACCCCGCTGATCTTCAAGGAAGGCAACACCTCGGCGTTCCAGTTCTTCTCCTACAGCGGATGCCTGAGCTCGGTCACCTTCAACCTGGCCAATGAGATCGTCTACCGCGAGTTGGTGGGCTGCACGAAAGAGGTGATCATCACCGACCGCAAGCCGACCGGTGAAGTGGTGATTGAAGCTCCGACCATCGCCACGAAGGACTACTTCACCCTGGCACTTGGCTCAGCCACCGGGAACCTCACCTTCCTGCATGGCACCACTGCCGGGAACCGCGTAACCTTCACGGCATCCCAGGCAGACTTGACTTCGCCGACCTATTCCGAGCAGGACGGCATCGCCATGCTGAACCTGCCCTACGTGGCGCTGCCCACGACGGCCGGCAATAACGAGTTCTCCCTGGCCTTCACCTGATAGGAGCCCTGCATGGCATTTGTTCTGTCTCAGAGCGAGTCGTACACCTGGCCGGTCAGCGTCGAGTTCCCCATCGACGGTGGCCGGTTTGACAAACAGACCTTCGACGCCGAGTTCAAGCGTCTGCCTCAGGCGCGGATCCGCGAGATCTGGGACCAGATTCAGTCTGGCGACCTGACCGACGATGATCTCTGCGATCAGGTGCTGGTTGGCTGGAGCGGCATCCAAGACGGCAAGAACGGCGAGGTGCCATTCAGCGAAAAGGCCAAGGCCGACCTGTTGAATGTGCCCCTGGTGGCCGCGGCCGTGGTCAGCAGCTGGCTGGACAGCCTGAGCAAGGGCAAGAGAAAAAACTGATTGCCGCCGCCGAGCACTGGGCCGGCGGCGGGAAAGACAGCGGCAAGCAGCTGGACGATGACGCTGCCGCTTTCGGCGTGATCATCGAGCAGCCCGAGCCGGATAGGTTCGAGGTGTGGCCGGAGAACTGGGACGCGATCGACATGTGGTGCCGGGTGCAGACGCAGTGGCGCACCAGTGCTGGCGGGGCCATCGGCCTCGATTACTCGGCGCTGGCCTGGCTCTTTAAGATGTACTCAGTGCAAGACCAGCGCGCGCTCCTGGAGGATCTGCAGGTGATGGAAGGATCGGCGCTGGCAGCGATGAACCGGGAGGGCTGAGCCATGGCGATGACCCTCGACACGGCGATCAAGTTCACCGCGAAGCTGGAGGGCACGGGCCTCGATCAGCTGAAGCGTGGGCTGCAAAGCCTCAGCCAGCAGAGCAACGTCAGCAAGCGATCCCTCGATCAGCTCTACACCGCCACGAAGGTGCTGGGCAGCGCATCGAACAACACGATCGCAGGCCTGCAGAAAACCACAACCGCTCTGCGGGTCTTGCGGGACCAGGCCGACTTCGGCAGCCGCAAGTTCAATCTGCTAACCCGCGACATCGAGGCGGCCGAGGCGCGGCTGCGGCGTTTCCAGTCAACGGCAGACAGGAGCGCCGGCGTATCGCGCGGTGGGGCGCTGCTAGCGGGCGCTGCAGGCGGCGTTGCGGGTGCTTTGGCTGTCCAAGGCGGCGCCCTGGCCCTACGGGGCGCGCAGGGCGCTGTGCAAGTCGGTCTGGACGCGGAAAGCGCGCAGGTTCGGCTCCGGGCGCTCACCGATGAGTTCGGCGAGTACAACGCCGCGCTGGCTGCCACCGATCGCATTGCCAAGACGCTGCGGCTGAGCAACACCGAGGCGCAGGCGAGTTTTGCGAGCCTCTACGCCTCGCTGCGCCCCACCGGCATCACGCTGCAGGAGATCGAGAAGGCTTTCATCGGCTTCTCTGCCGCGGCCCGCAACAGTGGCGCCACGGCGGAGGAGACCAGCAACGCGCTGATCCAGCTGAAGCAGGCCCTCGCGTCTGGCGAGCTGCAGGGTGACGAGCTGCGCTCGATCCGAGAGCAAGCCCCGCTGGCCGCTCAGGCGATCGCAAAGGAGCTCGGCGTCACGATCGGCGAGCTGAAGGAGCTGGCATCACAGGGCAAGCTCACCACCGACGTGGTGCTGCGTGCGCTGGGCAAGCTGCAGTACACACAGCTGGGCAAGCTGAGCGAGCAGTTCCAGACCGGCCAGCAGGCGATCAAGGATTTCCAGGTTGCCGCCCAGGGGCTAGGCATCGAGCTGCAGCGGATCTTCGGCCCCACGGCGATCAGCCTGCTTCGCAACTTCACCGGCGCGCTCAAGGAGGCCAGCGACGTGCTGGGCGGCATCACCGGCAACGGTGATGCAGGCCAGCGTGCTCAGCTGCGGGTGCAGGCGAACCAGCAAGCGGCGCGCGAGGCGAATGACAAGTTCGGCATCTTCTCGTTCCTCCAGCAAGGATCGAAAAACCAGTTTCTGCTCAAGCGCGAGCAGGAGATCTATCAGCGGCTGCAGCAGCAGCAGACCCGGCCGGCCGATCGGGTCAGCGACAGCCAGCGGGAAGCACAGCAACGCGCCGCGAACGAACGGGCGTCTGCGGCCGAACGGTCGTCTGCGGCCGAACGGTCGTCTGCGGCCGACCGTTCGGCCATGGAGAAGGCCAAGAATAACCTGGCCGATCAGCTGAAGATCCGCGAGGACATCGAGAAGCGGCTGGCGGACTTCCGCGAGCAGTCGATCCGCCGTGCGGCTGACCTTGAGCGTGACTTCGGCGACCAGCGGATAGAGCTGGAGCGCAGCATCGCTGAGGCCCGCCGGCGGATTGCGGCGCAGGAGCAGGATGCGGCGTTTGAACGCG